TATCTAATCTAAACGTACCGGCAGTATTTGTGGCTGTTGGTGTATAAGTATTTAAGTCTTCTTGATTAGAAAATCTTACAAACATTGGATCTTGTGTAGTAGGATCACCTATGGTTGTCTCTGTTCCAAAGTGAAATAAGTGTCTGTCCCGATCAGATACTAAAGTAAATCTAGTAGCAGTTGGATTATTGGTAGTTGCAAAACTACTTGTAGATAGAGAGGCTCTAATAGTTCTAGGGTTTGATGCCCCTGCATTCCACGTAAAAGTTTTACCGTCAAATATAGTTGCAACTAAAACTTGACCAAAGTTATCAAGACTCCAGTTTCCTGGATCCAGTACCACAGAACTTGTAGATCGTTCCGTGCCCCAGGTTTCAACGTTCCAAGTAGATGTACCCCAACCATAACCAGTTGTTTGAGTTGTTGGTCCAACTATTACATAAGGATTAACAGTAGCAGCACCAGCTGCTGTCATACCAGATCCTGTTTCAACAGAAGCGGCTTGAATAGTAAATTTATCTATGTCAGGCACAGTTAAAATTTCATATACTTTTTCTAAGTCCGAAGCTGTATAACCACTAGCTCCTGTTACAGTTACGCCAGATAAGGTTACATATCTTCCAACTAATAATCCATGTGATCCTTTATTGATAGTTATAACATTAGAGTTATTAACTGTGGTTATCGTGCATCCAGTAATGGCTGTATCTAAAGGTGTGATGTCGTAAAAGTCATTACCATAATATAAAAATAAACCTTGTGATGTTCCGATAGCTGCATATTTTTCACCAGCAAAACTAGAAAATGCAACTTGCGCTCTACCAGCTCCAGGTAAAGATTTACCAGCAGCTGTTAATTGTAACCAACCACCTATTTTTTCAGGTAAACCATATCTAAATCTAACAAAATCACCATCTGTCCATTGGCCTTCGGCCCCTGATTCTGTGTCTTGCTTATTAAAACCTGGCTTGAAATTTAATTTTTGTAGCATATAGTAGCTTATATATTAAAAACCTAGAGAATGAAAGATACAAAAAATATGCCTGACAACTATAAAATACATAGTTTGTTTGCTAAACCAGTTTATCAAGTTGATAATTTATTGAATGATAAATTAACCTATTATGAAACAATTACAAAAAAAAATGCTCTAAATTTAAATAGAAATGACTATCATTATGTAGATTCATCCTATCAAGTAGAGAATTTACATACTAAAAAAGAATTTATTGATTTGTTTGATACTATCATAATACACTCTAAAAAATTTTTAACACAACTGNGTTATGATCATNTAGAAAATATTAAAATATTAAGCAGTTGGTTTAACATCAGTAAACAAGATGATTATTTACAAAAACATATTCATAATGGTTCTCTATTAAGTGGTGCTTTTTATGTAAAATCTAATGTAAATGATGTTATTAATTTTTATGATCAAATAGATGTTACACCAGTGCCTGATAGAAGTAATTCAATATCATACTCAGAATATAGATTAGAGTGTAAACCAGGTAGACTTTTATTATTTAAAAGTAGTTTAGAACACGGAACACCTAGACAAAAAAATGGAGAAAAGATTGTTATATCTTTTAACATAATTTTATGAACTATTTAGATTTTATAGTAAAACTAGATAATATAATTCCCAATGAATTTTGTAATGAAATAATAGAATATATTAATAAAACAGATCTAGAATTGCTTACGATTGGAAAACCTAATCAAAATTTTTTAAAACAAGATTTTAGAAACGTGCTTGGAAAACATTTAGATTCAATAAAACAAAAAGATGTTTTTAATAGAATTAAAAAAANNATAGAAGATTTGTATATTCTTTATCATTCAAAATTTCCTAAACTTTATATTAATAAAATTAATCAGATAGATGTATTAAAATATGGTATAGGGGGCAAACATGGTTTTCATGTAGATACTTTTACTGATTATACGAGAACTGTTAGTGTAATTTTAAATTTAAATAATGATTATGAAGGTGGTGATTTAGTTTTTGGAGATCAAAAAAATCAAGAAGTTAAAAGGTTTAAATTAGGTGCGGGGACATGTTTATTTTTTCCAAGTAGTTTTATGTATCCTCATTCTATATCACCTATAATTAAGGGAAACCGGTATTGTGTGGTATCATGGCTTCAATAAGGAGAAAAAATTAAATGAATGACAAAACAATTAAAATAGATAATTTTATAGGTGTATATGATAATTACATTACCCCTGAAGAATGTAATAAAATTATTAAAATATATGAGGATGAAACTAAATTAAATAAAACATTTGATAGATTGATTTCAGAAAATGCATCTGTATTACAAAAGAAAGATAAACAATTTTTTGCAGCTGGTAATAATTTTGATATTTGGTGGGAGGATTTAAAACCACTTATGTTTAATTTTGATATGGCTTTTAAAAATTATTGTGTAAATACTGGAGCACATGAAGCTTATGATAATACTCCTTTTCATTATACAGGTTTAAAAATTCAAAAGACTCTTCCTACAGAAGGATATCATACTTGGCATGTAGAACATGGCCCAGGGTTTGTTAATGAATCAAGAGCTTTTGTTTATTCTGTATATTTAAACGATGTAGAAGAAGGTGGAGAAACAGAATTTTTACATTTTTCACAAAGAGTAAAACCTAAAACGGGAAGAATAGTTATTTGGCCTGCAGCTTTTCCTTATCTACACAGAGGAAATCCTCCTTTATCAGGTGAAAAATATATTTTAACTTCTTGGGTAATGTTAAGATGAAGAATATTCTGTTGGTCTAGGACCTATTCTAGCGATTTTTTCGGCTTCAGTTTCTGTATGAGTTAATGTAAACCCATCGTAAGTGTCTTGAATATTTTCATCCCAATCAGCTTGTAATTGAGATAAATGCGCTGAATCCCATTTAGTAATAAAATCTTGAAAGTCACCTAAATTTGCATCAGCGTATGATGAATGAGGTGTGTTATCTCTGTATTCTACTTCATCAGAAGTAATAGGAGTGTTATATTGAACAGCCCAAACATTTGAAAATTTAGATTGACTCCAAAAAGAATCGTCATTAATTTTATATCCGATTCCTTCATCAGCACCTTCAGCGTGATTTTTAATCACTGTCTTATCGTCAAATACTATTGTCCATGTTGAGCTTGTTGCCATAATTTCTCCTAAGTTTTAATAATGTATATCACTGCTACGTAAGGTTGTAAAACTGAAGTTGAATCACCCGAAAAAGTTGCACTCATGTTGTGAGAGTGACCAGTACCAGAACCTGCATTAGCAGTAGTGTTACCTGTTCTACCTCTTGGACTTGGGGTTCCAAAATTAGGAAAAAAGGTCCACGCCGTACCCGCACCACTATGAGAGTGAGATGCAAGTTGTGCAGTTGATAAAGTTGCGTTAGCTGTTGAACCTCCAATGTTTCCAGTTGAAGCCACAGTGTTTGCTCCACCAGTCGATGCTAAAGCTTTAGTTCCAGATTTACCCAGTGCTACGTTATCTTGTAAATCAGGCACATTAAAAGTAGATGCACCATCTCCAGCTCCGTAAGTTGTACCTATGATTGCAAATAATGCAGAGTAAGTTGATCTTGAAACAGCTGCACCATTACACTCTAAGAAACCTGTTGGCACTGAAGAATCTGACCACGGCACAATAGTTGCTGTAGGAATTCCTTCGATACCAGTAAGATTTGCTCCGTTGAAATCGTATCTTGTTGCTTCGTAATTTGCCATATTCTATTTCTCCTTGTATGTCCAACCTGTTGTAGCATCTCCTGAAAATACTAAACAGAAACCAGCACCTTGAGTGTTTACCACTAAATCTGCTGCTGCGTTAGCTATATTAGAACTGTTTCTTCCAACAGTCAATGCGTTAGAGTCAAAATCATATCCTTGATCTACAAATGAAACTTCATCTCCTGTTGCAGGCGATGCTGGCAGAGTAATTGTTACTGCTCCACCATTTGTATTTACTAAAAGTTGAGCACCAGCTTGAACTGTTTCTGCTGCAGATACTGCTCTCCAGTTTCTTTGCTCAGATAATTTTACAACGTTTGTGCCATCAGAATATAGTACATAGTTATTTCCTTCACATAAAAGAACACCTGTACCTGATGCAGTTTTAAAAGTTAAAGTATTTCCTGCATGATCACAAGCATTTTGTACGTTATAAACTTTTTCTACTCCATCTGGAATAGAAACAGTTCTAGTCCCTGCTAAAGTACCTGTTAATTTAATAACATCGTTTTTACCATTTGATACAGCACCATTAGTAAAAGTTAAAGTTCTGTTAGCGTTAGTTAAATTGAAAGTTGTAAAGCCACCAATAGCTTGTTCTAAAATAAGTAAGTTTGTATTTGTAATTTGTACCCCAAGTTCCCGAGTTTTCACCGGTTGCTTGTACTGTGAGTTTTAGACTAGCAGATGTAGAATTTGTCCATTTTTTAATTCCTTATACGTTCATTTTATTAAAAATATGAGTTTCTGTCAAACTCATTATGCAGCTACCTCCTGCCATCCTGGAGGATCTAAAGGCGCTGAACCTGTGTTAACTTCGTTCCAGATTAAAGCACTACCAGATCCTTGGTTCATAGTCAAGCTTAAACCTGTAACGTCAATGTCAATATGAATTACTATATTAAATGCAGATGATAATTGATTATTTAAAGGCAGTCCAGTTACTGCAACTTCTTGACTAGGAACAGCAGTAACACTTCCTAATCCTGCAGTCATTGGAATACCTGTAGGAATATCAATGTAGCTAATAATACCCGCAGCATTTCCTAAAGATGCAATCATAGCTTCTCCAGTAATATTTGCGTCAGGAGCTGGGTCTACGTTACCAAGAGTTGCTTGAGCTACGTTTAAAGTATTAAGAGTAACTACAAGTTCTCCTTTCATACTTGCAGTTCCTAATGCACCAGTCATTGCAATACCTGTTACATCAACATTTGCAAATTCACCTTCAACACCCCATGCATTAACATTCCAACCTTGTCTTCCCCAACCCGTCTGATTAAATGCATCTATAGTTCCAAGACCCATAGACATTGCATTACCAGTGGCCATTGCATCAGGACCAGCGTCAGCTGTTCCTAAAGCTGAAGTCATTCCAAAACCTGTTGGAAATACTTTTCCAACAATATCGATTGCGACTGTTCCTAAATTTGTAGTTATGAGTTGATTGTTATCTGTACCTGGACCTGTAGATACATCAATAGAAATAGTTTCACTACCTAATGCTCCTGTAATAGGTAAACCAGTTGGAACAACATTACCAGCAACACCCCAAGCAAAATCATTCCAGTTGGCTCTGCCCCAACCAAGATTAATTTCACCAACAGTTGTTTCGTCACCTAAAGATGCAGTAAGGGCAATACCCGTAACTGTAAAAGTTGGGTCTGCTAAATCATTCCATTGGTTTTGACCCCAAAAGCCAGCACCCCAAGTTCCTGATCCACTCATAGGAGTTTACCTCCTACGATTAACCAGAGATCCTTAGAATCGCTGCTG